TGATTGACAGTCTGGAAATCACATATGAAACATGTGCTTCATTTGGTGTCCGATTTGATGGAACAGAGGAACTTTTGAAAGCGTGGCACTCTGGACACAAATGGTGTTTGAAGAAAGAAGGTAATCTGAAGACAATCACTCCAGATACAGCTCTTAATCTTTTCGATCATGAATAAAGAGATTAACACAGAAACAGCTACATTTTATCTTCAAGACTATATTGAAAGCATCACACCAGATGGAGCATTTGAGGAATCAAGGAAATACAGCGCACAGCAATTCATCCAGTATCTAATCAACTGGCATGTCGAACCAGCTCAAAGCGATTTAGAGCGCAATACAGAGCATAATGAACAAAAGTGATAGCAATACAAGGCAAATAGATAAAAGTGTCTTAAATGATGGTTATATCGTCCTACATGAAGCTGAGTGGCTTGAATGTCAAGCTCGTTTGAATGCAATCGGATATGAAAGAGAGACAAAAGGGATGCCATACGACAACCCAATGGTCATGATCGAATCAACTTTGTTTGAAATAGAGTGCAAGACAGAGATGCTGAAGAAATTACTCAATCAATACATACTGAAATGAGCACACATATCAGCGCACTTACTGGTGAAGTCGTACTATCTGGACAATCTCTGGATGTATTCGGAAATGTTTTAACAACTGACACGATTACAGCGTATGAATTGGCCCATAAATACAACAAGGAGATCACAGCTCTTGTGAATGGGAAATATGTTGGCTGGGGATATACTCCATCTTTCATAAATTTCAAGCATAACAGAGAGCATCTGGATGATATTTCAGAGATTACATACTGGCATGACTTTCCACATGGAGAATTTTGCCGATATCATGCAATCGTTCTTATAGCATGTGGTCAAATAGATTCAAAACAGTTCTATTCTGAGAGAATAGGATCAGAAGAAGATAATGAATACTATTGGACTCATGTACGTGGTTCAGTTTTATCCAAGAGTAAAACACAAAAAATTAATTTCAAAACCAGATACGATAAGTCTGGATTCACAATCAAAGAAAACAAATAAACAAGATGAAAAATTCAAAAATAACAGCCCTACAACCGAACGGAACATGGGAAACAAAGCGAGGTGATACAATGTACTCATTTGAGATCCAGTTTGAAGATGAGCAAGTCGGACAATGTAATGCGAAGACAGCTACACCACCATATGCGCTTGGTGACACTGTATTCTATGAGGTCACCAGATCAACAAATTTTGGTGATGTCTTGAAAGTCACAAAGAATGATCCATCTGCATTCAATGGTAATTCTGGAGGCAATACAAACTCCACTACTCAGAAGAACATTGAGAACTCATGGGCAATCCAGACAGCTGTCAAGATCATAGGAGAATGCAAAGAAGAAACCTATGATCAATATCTGGAAGGTGTTGCAATTTTAGCTCGTATTCTATTGCTTGAACGTGATAACTTAAACTAATGAAAAAGAACACAAACGGATTCAAATCATATATCGTGAAGATGTATGGATCTCAATCAAATATGGCAAACTCTCTGAACGTTTCAACGAACACAGTGAACAATTGGGTGAATAAAAACCCGATGCCAGTTCTGAGGCACTCAGATACCATCTTGAGACAATGTGATACAACAGCTCAGGAGCTAATGTCTGAGGTTCTGTATCATAATGAGAATATAAAGTGAAGCGTGACCTTTGCTTCAATTCTGAAGCAGCTGAAATGTATGGTGTAGATGGGGCAATCATGCTCCACCACCTTGCATTTTGGGTGTATCGAAACAAGCTCAATCAAAAAAATGAGATTGATGGTCACACTTGGACATGGAACAGCGCATCTGCACTGAGAGAGATATTCCCCTTCTGGAAAGACAACCAAATCAGGAGGATATTGAAGAACTTAGAAAAAGAAGGTGCAATAATCTCAGCTGTTCACAATCGTGCCAGATGGGATCGGACAAAATGGTACACAGTCACCGCAAAAGTCCAGCAATTCTACCAATTTCAGAAATCTGCAAATGCAAGTACAGAAATCAAAACATCGAATGTTAAGAAAAAGAAAACCGATGTTAAGAAATCATTGCACCAATACCAGATAGTTACTTCAGATAGTAAACAGATAGTGACACAGATACATATGCCATACGAAAGTGAGGAATTTGAAAAACTATGGAATTTGTGGAAACAAGACCGATCCAATCGGAAGATAAAAAAATACACTCAGGTAGGTGAACAAACTGCTCTCAAAAAATTGCAAGATGAAAGCAATGATGATGAGAGTACAGCAATAAAAATGATACAAAACTCAATCGCAAATGGATATCAAGGAATCTTCCCAATTAATAACAAAGGAAAAAACAATACAGCTCCACAAAAATTCGACAAAGACAAGCTGCTTAGTCATCTTGAACAAACTCGCAACCCTTAAGCCAGTTGATGCATGGCATCAGGGAACGAATGTGAGGACAGCAATGAAATACGATGAGGTAACAACTTTTGCGGCCTTATATGCCATCACAAAAGATATGCTGGACTATCTGGAGATGAACAAAACTCTCAGAACACAAGATGAAATTCAACATGCTGTTTCAGTTTTACTGAATGAATTTCCAGCGTATAAATTGGAGGAATGGAAAGTGGTGATGGATCGTTTCAAAAGTGGATATTTCGGCAACATGTACGAACGATTAAAATTGCCAGAATTACGTGAGGCATTTTTGAAGTTTGCAGATGAAAGATCAATCATGATGGAGAACAATTATCAGGAGACAAAGAAAATAGAACCAGAACCACTGTCAGAGGATCAGAGGATCATAATGAAGCAGATCGTGAAGGATCTGAAACTTCCAGAACCAGATACAAATCACAAAGGCCGCTGGGAACACATACATCATCCACATACAACAGAATAATGGAATACAGCAGAAAGGATTTCGAGAAAATACAAAAGGAGGTCGTGGAAAATATCTGCAATCTCAGTGAATATACTCCAGAAGAAGCAAATCAGATATACGTAACATTCCCACACTATATGCAAATGCTTTATATATTAAGAAAAGGAGCAACAAATGAAGAAGTGGCTTTGTATATTTTAAATGAATTAAAATGATAGCATTCAAAAACGACAAATATATTCTTCTGCTTTCACATGATCCATGTGATCTGTTTCGGTATTTTGACACTGAGAATTTGCATGGTCTAAATTTGAAAGATTGCGAAGAATACAAAAATACTCCGGATGATTCGTACATTGCTGGGATGTGCAATATAGATCCGCACACTGGTGAAAAATATATTTTTATCAATCTGAGCAGATGCACAGATGATATTCATACAATGGGACTTGTCATGCATGAGGCAATGCACCTTGCATTCACATTGATTGAAGATGAAGAAGAAATGATCACTTTTGCAGAAAATGAAGCATATAAAATAATAGATAAAATAAATCATGAAATTAAAACTACTCAGAACAAACAGCAGTAAAGATTCCACAAATGGATTGCTGTATGACATAACATCAGATCCAGAATTTCTGTGCTACACTCTGGAGGATGAACCAAGAGAAGTAAAGGTGAAACATGAGACATGTATTCCAGCTGGTGAATACTGTCTGGGATTAAGAAAAGTTGGAAGATTGCATGACAAATACCAATACAGATTCTCAGAGATCCATGTTGGAATGATTGAGATCTTAGATGTGCCAAATTTCAAATATATTTTGATTCATTGTGGAAATACAGATGAAGATACTTCTGGCTGTTTACTGCTTGGTGATACGCAAGAAAACAACAACATCAAACAGAAAGGATTTGTTGGAAAGAGTACTCAGGCATATTTTAGAGTATATAAAGCAATAGCAGAAGCATTGCAGTCTGGAGAACATTGCACAATTGTCATCACTGATGATGTGGACTTATGAGTGAAAGATCCAAAGCCAAAAAAGCATGTGATAAAGCATTCAGCAGATTTGTGAGGCTGTCATGTGCTGATGAATTTGGAATGATTAATTGTATCACTTGTGACAAGCGTAAATTATGGAATGAAGTCGATTGTGGTCACTTTCAAACGAGAGCAAAACATTCTGTCAGATGGTTATATGAACCTGAGAACGGATTGATCAATGCAGCTGCCCAGTGTAAAGGCTGTAATATGAGTAATGGAGGCCATTCTTATCAGTTTGGAAAGAAGATTGATGCTCTGTACGGCTCAGGANAAGCCGATATAGTCATCCAAATGTCCAATGTGATACACAAGTACACAATTCAAGAGTTACGCGATCTGACGAGCTCATTTGAGGCCAGAGCGAAATCAATGCTTGAAAAGTATTAGGAAACAAAACAAATGTGCTTATATTTGAATTTGTGGTAAAAGACTACATTTCAAATAATTATGATGCCATCAAAAAAATGGCTTGTACTATTGCGAAAAATAGCGTGACAGACTGCGAAGAACTCTGTCATATTGTGATATTGAGTATCTTGGAAAGTGATCAGGAGAAAATTCAAGAACTGATCAAAAAAAAACAGCTCAGATATTGGATGGCCCGGATGATGATGAATCAATACAACTCCAGCACATCACCATTTCATTACACATACAGAAAACCAGCTGAGAGGCATAGACTGGCAAAGGATGATATCCTTCTCTGGTTCGATTCTGACATGGAGAAGAAGATCCAAGATGAAGAAAAGATTGATTTCATCAACTCCACACTCTCAGAGATGCCATATTTTGACAAGACAGTGACAGAAATATACTATGAGCACAATCACTCACTGAGAACGATGGCACAAGATACTGGAATCAGTCGCACAACATTATTCAAGGCAATAAAACGAACAAAAAATGAGCTCAAAAAACAAGCCAAGCAAAGGACTTGGTGATACGATTGAAAAAGTCACTGAATTTCTGGGCCTAAAAGCAGCAGTGGAATCTGTATTTGGAGAAGATTGCGGATGTGATGAGAGGAAAGAGAAGCTGAACAAGCTCTTTCCATATGGTGCGCATATGAGTCCAGAAGATCGTGAGCTTTATTCCAAACATCTCACCACATGGAAGCGAGGTGGGAAAGTGACTGCAACAGAACAACGTCTCGCCATAGATATTTGGATCAGGAGCACAAACAAGAAGAAAAAATTCTCCAACTGCGGATCATGTGTGAGAAACTTCATGGAACAAATTGAAAAACTATATGAAAACAGCTGTGAAAATTGAAACGATAAAAGTCTCAGAGATTGTACCAAATGAAAACAATCCAAGAATCATCAAAGAAGACAAATTTGAGAGGCTTGTGGAGAGTATTAAAACCTTTCCAGAGATGTTGCAAGTGCGTCCGCTTGTTATAGATGAAAACAATGTTGTTCTGGGTGGAAACATGAGATTGAAAGCATGTATTGAAGCTGGATTGAAAGATCTTCCAGTGATCAGATGTACAAACTGGAGCGAAGAAAGAAAGTCAGAATTTATCATCAAGGACAATGTTGGATTCGGAGAATGGGATTGGAGTATATTGGCAAATGAATGGGATGATTTGCCATTAAATGAATGGGGTGTAGCTGTATGGGAAACAAAAACAGTTGATTATTCAATCCTTGATGATGAGGATTTCTCTGAAAAGTTAGATGAAATGGAAAGCGATGTAAGGAAAGCAATACAGATTCCTTTTGAATCTGATGACTATGAAGAAGCAAGAGAATTATATAAAGAGCTGTCTAACAGTGGTGAATATGTTGGTGGAATAATTTTAGAGACATTAAGAAATCAAAAATGAAAAAGTTAGAGTTAATAGAAGTTGCCCACAGCGTAAAAGTTGGAGATACTTGCAGCTACAAACAGCCAAACATATTAGAGGACACTTTATTTATGTCAGATGGTGAAATAGTTGGGTTTTTCTTAAAATCAATAGATGGTAAATTAAAAAAATTCATTGAGATAGCAAATAACGAGTTTAGAAGCTCAAGAGTTCCAAAATCAAAAATGAAAAGATCAAGTGGAGTGGAGCAGTACAGCACTGTAATAGGAAGCTGTCCACCAAAGCCACATATGCGCAGACCTTATCCAAGCATATCCAGCGTACACAAAAAAGAGAGCGCAAGGATCTTCATCAAATCTATGTTAGGAGCGTGTAGAGAAGCTGAGAACTTACTTCAAGAACTTATGCCAGAGCAATTTGAAAGGCAATTGAAATTAATTGAAGAAAATGTACCACCAAAATATAGGTTTGGCAGATTGTTTACAAGCAGCATTAACAATTATAATATATCAGCACCATTCCACAGAGATGCTGGAAATATAACTGGATGTGTAAATGTAATTGTCAATAAAAAAGTTAACGCAATTGGTGGAGATTTGCATGTGCCTGATTATAACGCTACAATGGATGGAACTGATAACAGTATTTTAGTTTATCCAGCTTGGAGGAATGTGCATGGCGTCACACCAATAACACCAACAGCACCAGATGGGTACAGAAATTCATTGGTATTTTATCCCTTAAAAGCATTCAAAAATGCCAAATAAAACTGAGATAAAAAAGAAGGCCATGATGGAGGCACTTGAAAAGTCACTTGGTGTGGTAACTCAAGCGTGTAAAATTGCCAGTATATCCAGAACACAATTCTATCAATGGCTGAAAGATGATCCAGTATTCAAGAAGCAGACAGATGATATTGCTGAGATCGCAATTGACTTTGCTGAGAGCAAATTGCACTCTCTTATCAGTCAAGAGAATGTGCCAAGTACAATTTTCTATTTGAAGACGAAAGGAAAGAAACGAGGATATGTAGAAACGCAAGATTTGACAATATCAGAACCAAACAAGAAGCCAAGCTGGATTACAAGCGAGGATGAATCAGAGTAAATCATACTATGATTGCAAGAACTGTGAAACACGTATCCAGATCCATCAGGGTGGAACGAGATCAGGCAAGACGTACTCTATATGTCAGGCATTAATTGAATGGTGCGTAAACAATCCAAACGCTGGATGGGTGATCACCATCATTAGGAAAACAATGCCAAGTTTGAAAGCCAGTGTGATGAGAGATTTCTTTCAGATATTAGAGAAAGAAGATTGGTATTCACCAGCGAACCACAACAAATCAAACTCACAATATATTCTCTTTGGAAATATGATTGAATTTGTTTCAATCGATATGCCACAGCGCATCAGGGGAAGAAAAAGACACATAGCATTTTTGAATGAGTGCAATGAATTAACGTATGAAGATTTCACTCAGACAATTCTGAGAACATCAGAGATCTTGATCATGGATTTCAACCCATCAGATGTATTTTCTTGGATCTATGACAAAGTGATGATCAGAGATGATGCAAGTTTCTTTCAATCAACATATTTGGACAATCCATTTTTGGATGAAAACACAATTAAAGAGATTGAATACCTAAAAATCACAGATGAAAACTATTGGAGGATATATGGACTCGGTGAACGTGGTTTGAATATAGCTGCAATCTTTCCTCATTTCCATCAGGTAGACAAAACCCCAGACCGGGCACAGTTCATTTCATTTGGATTAGATTGGGGATTCACAAATGATCCCAGCGCACTCATATCGGTGTACAAAGATGGTCTGGACTTATACGTTGAAGAACATCTGTATGAAACTGGCTTGACAAATAACGACCTAAGCAGAAAGATGAGAGATCTTGGAATAACACGTGAAGAAATTATAGCCGATTCAGCAGAGCCAAAAAGTATCACAGAGCTTTCAAGACAAGGGTTTTTAATCAAGGGCGCGAGGAAAGGCCCTGACAGCATCAGGCTTGGAATCGATGTGATGAAACGCCACAGAATATATATTACAAAAGAAAGCACAAATCTAATTAAGGAGATGCAGTCATATAAGTGGAAAACAGACAGAGATGGCAAACAGATCAATCAACCAGAAATTGGAAATGATCATGCGATTGATGCGCTCAGATATGTTTGTTTGAATAAGCTCATGGAAAACTACTCAGGCAAATACTACGTATCATGAAGTATCTTATAATTGTTTTATTGTTGTCGTCATGCTCAACGAAAACTCATGTGATAAATGAGATGGATGGAGATCGTGAAATAAGATGGTATTCAAAGGAATGCGCAAACACGCACGATTCACGCACGATTCCCGTAAAACCGTAAATACCACCTTAAAAACCGCAAACCCCGAAAAATGAAAATAACAGTACCAACATCCATAGCAGATATTTCTGTAAAGAAATGGATCACTCTCTCACAGACTGAAGACGTAGTGCAAAGAGTATCAATACTCTGTGACATCACACCAGATGTTGTCAAGAGCATGACAATAGAAAGCATGGAAACTGTGAATGCATTATTGGAAGAACTGGAAGATCCAGCTGAAACAGAATATCAATTCTTTCCAATCATAGAACTCAATGGTGAAATGTATGGTGTGCATCCGAATCTCTCAGAGCTGACTGTTGGAGAATACGCAGATCTGGAAACAGCGTGTGCTGACACAGATCAGAATTTGCTTCAGATACTTTCTATCCTTTACAGAAAGATAACTCAACAGAGCAAAGATTTCTATCAGATAGAACCATACTCAGGGAAAGAAAACAGAGAGGTGTTCAATGACATGAAAATGGACAAAGTATTCTCTTTACTCGCTTTTTTTTTGAATATAGGTCTGGTCTTTATGAAAGATTCGGTGCGATCTTTGGAGGAGGGGATGGAGTAGGAAGCAAGATGGCTTCTAAGTGGGGTTGGTTCGCGTCAATTTATCATTTGGCAGATGGGGATGTTTTGAAAATTGAAGCTGTCACAGAGCTGAAAATGGAACAAGCATTGACATTCTTATGCTATGAATTAGATCTTTCTATATCTAAAAATAACAAAGACATAATAAAGTGATATGATTAAAAATCAAGAGGAAACAACGCTGTTCAAATTGCTGAATGCATTTGAAGTATATGGAAAAGAAAACTTTCAAATCAATAGCACTGTAATAGGGCCAACAGAAGAAATGGACGTTGAGAAAATGGATGCAACACTCTTTCCATGTTTATTCATCAATCCAAGCACCGCATCAATTGACAAAGGTGAAGCAGATATTTCTGTTGAATTAATAATTGCAACACTTCAGCCAAATGATCTTAAGTCCAGAACATACGTATTGAGCAACATGTTCTATATCATGAAAGACGTTATTGCATTGGGCCATAATCATGCGTATGATGATACCAAATTCATTCCACGATGCACAATGGAATTGCCAGTATCATTGGATCCCTTCACAGCGAGATTTGAAAACATGCTTGTTGGCTGGTCAGCTCAGTTGACATTTGCAGTTGACAACACAAATGATGTTTGCCTAATCCCGATGTCATAAAACACGTTTGTACAAGTGATTAAGCTGACAATAGATAACGTTGCATATGATGCGCCACTGACAACAAAGGTGATGCACGATGTTGCTATGCTATGGAAGAAAAACGCTCTCCAGATGTTAAGGAGGCAAGGACACAAAGCAACTGGAGCTCTGGCAAACTCCATCAAGGTAAAATGGGATGTGAACCAAAAGAGAGATGAATGGAGTATTGAACTGACTCCAGATGTCGCATACTGGAAATTCGTTGATTCTGGTGTTGATGGCGTGAGCAAGAAATATAGTCGGGAGACTTTCAAATTCCTAAAAACAACAGATACAAAAACATTCAGCTTTACAAATAAGAAACCACCTCTATCTGCAATAATGGGATGGCTAAAGACAAAAGGATATCAAGGTAGAAATGCTAAAGGACAATTCATCACAGATAGGTCATTTGGATTCTTAGTGCAGAATGCAATCTTTGAAAGAGGACTGAAACCTTCATACTTTATATCTAAGACTGGAAACAACATATTGAAAAAATACTCTGATCCAATCGCATCTGCTGTTGCACAAGATGTTGCAAATATCGTTGCATCATTCCTCTAAAAACAAACACATAACCGAACACATTAAAAATGGCATACACTCTCACTCAGCAACCATCTGAAACAGCTCTCACAAGTACACTCCAGCCAGTGATCTTCACAGTCAGTGATGTTGGATTCAGTGGCTTCAAATACAGATTTGCTCTGAAGATATATAATGATGCTTCTTTGCTTCTCACTACTCTTGCTTTGCAGCCAAACAATAATGAGGCAGCTTCTTTCAATATCGCTCAGGTATTAGACAGCTATGTTAAGACAACAGAGATACAAGTGCCAGATGATAACACCAGCGGTTCAATCCATAGACTGGGAACAATTAACTTGTCAAACGTATGTGCAAAGGGAGCGTACACAGCGCGAAAGTTTACAGTTGATGTTGGATATATAAAGTCAGCCACAGCATCAGGAGAGGTATCATATACAGCCGTATCAACTGGAAACAAAGTGTTTGCAATCAGATGGGCTGGACAGACATCAGACTTCTCAAACTGGAATAAGACAAAACTGAATGATACTTTTCTTTCATTATATACAACAGATTCACTCACCTTTAAACCACCTATGCTGAGTGAGATCCCACAGAATGGAACTGATACATGGCCCAGTGGAACGATGGCAGCATCTCCATTGTATAAAGACAATGTAACGATGACATCATTCAGAACTCTCTCAACTCCAACTGGAACAGCAACTGGATTCGATCTGACTCGTAACTTGAATTATTACAGAATACGTGTAATGAATGGAGCGACTGAAGTTGGCATATACACGATCACAATTTCAACTTCTGGTGGAGTGGCAGCTGCATCTGTTGGATCAGATGGTCTAATCAATTTTGTTGGAACTGGGCCAATGAACTTAAAACTCCAAACAGCGAATGCTTCACTTGCCACAGCTATTCAAGGCACATGGACTCACTATGACATCATAGCAAACAAAACAAACACAGCAGCCATCACAAACCAGCTCTCTGGCATATACAGATACACGCAAGTACCTGAGCCATGTTTCTTCGATCAGTTCACAATAGCATTCAGAAACAGAGCTGGGACTTTTGATTACATTGATGTATTGGGATCTCAAACCAACACAACCAAAGTGATCAGTAAAAATAAGTATGTAGGCAAATCAGGAAACTACATTGACACAAGTGCAACTGTAAACTGGGCAGCATATGGAAGGAATGGAGGTGAAACCTTTAGGGATGTGAGATCAAAGAGAGGAATGAAAGTGAAGACTGGATGGTACGATGAGAGCAGAGATGTCCTGATTGAATCGCTCACTGTATCAAGGCAAGTGGTAATGATCAATGCGAATGGTGATGTGACTCCCATTGTTATAAAGGACACAAACTATCTGGAGAAAACCAGTCTGAAAAATAGGATGTTCCAATATGAATTGAATATCGAATACGCAAAAGAAAGAATCTCATGATCGAACTACAAGCAAGAGTATCTGAGCTGTACGACTGGCACACCTTAGAGCTCAGTGAAGCAGCTGCCATACCTTTGACATACTCCTTTGCTGATCCAGATAAATTGATGACCAGAGAGGCCCCATACTCGGGAACGTTTCTGTTGCCATTTTCAAACATCAACAATGATTTCTTTGAGAATTATTTTATGATTGATCTCTCTCAGGGAGCATGGAGCAATGATGTATTCAGACCAGAGAATCCAGTTCAATGCACTCTGTTGAATGATGGTGTTGCTTTGATTGAAGGTGTATTGCAGTTGATAAGTGTTTCTAAAACTGGTCAAACATATGAATGTGCAATAAGTGGTGGTGCTGGTGATCTGTTCACTCAGATGGGAAATGCCAAACTGAGAGATGTATTTGCAAACACTTCATTGTACAAATATGATAACACACCAGAAAATGTTATAGCATCATGGACTGGAGACATTACAGATGGAGCTGTCGGTGATGGTGTGATTCGTATTCCTCTGGTAGACAAGGCACTCAGTCAAGGAGGCCGATTGTATGGTGATAATGGAGTTGATGAAGGTCTATTTTCAACAAACTATCTGCCACCAGCTCACTTGATTCCATTCATGCAGATTGATCATATCTTCAGAAAGATATTGACTAATTTCGGGTTTTCACTTCAGAGTGCATTCATGAGCACAACAGTCTGGACAAATCTGTATATGTCACTTGGCAATGGAGCAAATGGTTTAAGGACATTACCCTATTATGGATTCAAAGCTGGATTGACTTCCAACATAACAGCTGCGCCTGGATCTAACACTTTTGTAATGCCATTCAATACAACATCAGGCACAAGTTTATATGATCCAGATGACAGATTTGATGAAACATCTTTCTCGTTTATTGTACCAAGCGACATGTGGGCAGTATTTGATTTCTCTTTTGAAATTGATAACTCAACCCAAACCAGCGATTTAGCAATCTTTAATTTTGAACTGACTTCTTCAGATACAGTTCTTGCAACTATGGGATGGGCAACCACAGCTGGAGATGTCTTAACACAGCCTTATACATACACAACTCCACAGCCAGTTTTTTTAGAATATGGAATGGAGATTCAAGTCATAGCACAAACCTTTGGGCAATTTGGGCAAATTATAGCAAACCCATTGACTACCTTTTTTCGATGGCTATCATATGAAAGCACAGTAATAAGCGGAGAGCCAGTTGATACAATTGCAAACATGCCTGACATCACATGTGCTGCATTCGTCAAAGATCTTGTGCAGCGTTACAATCTCACACTCTTACCTTCAGTAAGTCCACAAGAGCTCATATTAGAGCCACTGAGCGACTATATTGCTTCGGGTGACGTATTGGACTGGTCTGAGAAATTAGATCACTCACAGCCCTTTATTGTAAAACCAGCAACAGAACTCAGAAGCAAAGATATTGTTTTCAATGATGGAGTAGATAAAGACTGGCCAAATCAATATCAGTTCAATGAATATGGAACGCCACTGGGCCAATACACATTCAGAAGCAATGACACATATGCAGTTGGAAAGCATCAGAACAGTTCTGTATTTGGAGCAACAGCAATTCAACAGCTACCAACAGCAGACTGGAACTCAGTTGATGCTCCAACAATAATATACCCAAGACTGTTTGGAGAAAGCAATGGAGCACAGATACCAGTGGCACACAAACCGAAGATCTTGTACTGGAATGGAACACAAGTGACTGGATCAAATGATATATACATTGGAAACACATCTTCATCTTTATATGGATGCGTTACACCTTTCCACACACTCCCGATTACAGATACAACTCAATCAACATACTGGAGGCATACAAAGAAACAAGCAGCTGGATCTCCATTGATAGGTCAGCAATATGCGCTCGGATTGGCCAGATCTTATTGGAGTGAATACTTGCAACAGATATATTCTGAGGATGCCAGACTTGTGATGGCTCAGATCGCTCTCACACCAGCTGACATGAATCGTCTCACGTTTGATGATCGGATCTTCATTGATGGTATCTATTACAGAGTGATTGAGATCTCTGGATATAATCCAGTGAATCCAAAACCAACAGCAGTCCGATTGATGAAATTGATTGACATTGGATCGGTCACTTTGTTTCCATCTGAGCAATGTTCTTTGACATATATATCATCCAACATAGATGGAACAACAAACTGGGTTGATGCTTCTGGAGTGGCACAGAATCCAAGCAGTGAATGTTGTGAAGCAGAGGGATTGACATATGCGCTTGATGGTGTAACTCCTGAGTGCTGGTGGAATTGGCAAACAGATGGTGAAGATGGTGATCCAACAGATGGATTTGAAGATGGCGTTTCAGGCGGAACTGGGGGTGGAACTGGAGTATCAGGAATCCCTACACGATCATTCTTTCCACAAGTTCCAATTCCAATCGGATCACAACAAGGCACACATCTACTAAGACAAAGTTCCAAGAATTTCAATATGGCATGGGCACAGAATGGAACAGCTGCATATGTTAAGAACACACTGAACGAAGGGATGGCATCATCTATGGCCTTTCAATTGCTATGTGTTACAAATAGCTCTGATGCTGTTGTTGCTGGAGTGGAAGGAAAGCTGATCAGTGATCTAATAATCCCAATTAATACCACAGCTCATTTCAAAATCAATGCTCTGGGTGTAATATATGCAGCAGCAACTTTGCCAATTGGTGGAACATATTTCGTTTCTCAATCCATAGTTCTCAAAAATATCAGTGGAGTAATATCAACCATTTCAGACACAGTGGTTGAGAGCAATCGTGATGCTGGACTTGCTGCACCAACTGTTTCCATTGCGTATGTAGGTGCATCCAAAAGAGACTTTGTGCTGGATCTCTCAGTGACTGGAGAAGATGATGTGAATACATCATGGGTTATGGATGTGAACGTAACATATATGAACATGAGCAATAGTGCTCTGCTTGTTAATAATGGATTGATGACAGAGGCAAATGATTTCTTCATATTAGAGAATAAGACAAAACTGGTAACTGAACAAACATGAGAAAGAACTACACGAAAAATATGTTTCACACTATTCCAAAGATCATCAAACTTGGAAATGTATCAGAGAAAAGAACATATACAAATGAGACAATCAGGTACTATGGATATTTTGAAGATACTGGATTCAAGGGTTTTTTCAGCAAGGTATGGATGGGAATAAAAGCAAGGATAAATGAGTAAAACAGCCACAGTCAAACTCAAAACCGAAGGTGTTACACAGCTTACAACAGAGCTCAATAGTGCTGCAAAAGCTGCTGACAAATTAGAGGACTCACTGGAAGGAACTGCCAAAGCTGCTGAAGATACTGGAGCTGCTTCAGATCAGATGTCAGGCGGTCTGGATCGTATGTCTGGAGGCATGATCACAATGTTCAAAGGTGCGATTAGTGGCGCAAAGACATTTGTGATGGGATTGCGATCTGTGAAAGGTGCTATGATGGCAACTGGAATCGGTGCGCTTGTGGTTATAGTTGCTTCATTAATTATGTACTTCACCAAGACAAAGAAGGGAGCAGAGATGCTTGAAATCGCTTCTGCTTCTCTTGGCGTTGTGATGGGAAAGCTAACAGATGTTATGTCTGGATTGGGTGAATCCATGATTGGTATGTTTGAAGATCCCCAGACGTCTATTGCTTCATTCGGTGCTTCGCTCAAAACATATGTGATTGATAATGTACAGAAAATGATTTCTGGTATTGGAATCTTGGGATCTGCAATCGGTAAAGTATTTTCGGGCGACTTCTCTGGAGCGATGGATGATGCCACATCTGGAGCTACTTTGTTGATGGATGGGTTTCTTCATTTGAATCCAGTAACTGGTGTTCTGGCAAATACTGTGGACTTTCTGGCTGAGACAGTTACGAAGGTAGCAAAGGAAACCAAAGT